GTACTTTAATAAAAAGACATCTAGCTTTGATGTCATAAATCTGGAATTGACGCTGAAAGAATATATAGACAATCCGAAATTATATAATCAGATAATAGAGCAGTTAAAAGCTCAGAAGAAGGAACAGGAAAAACTTGCAGAAGCGGAAGTTGAAAATATTCAGGAAGAGCAGAAAACAAAATTAGATCAGTTGAAAAATAATATAAATAAAGCAACTGAGAAGATAAATAAAACATTGGAAAAAATAGAAAATAAAAAGAATGAAATATTAGATAAGCTGGAACAGATTAAAAAAGATTACAAAGTACATGAATTCATGAATCTTATAAGAGCAGGATTAATTACTGCAGATAAAATTAAAGAAATGACAGAGTACAGTAAAACTATGAAATCTGAAACGGATAGACAAATATTGATGAATGTAATCAGAAATTATTTAGGAGGTATGTAAGATGATATATGTGACATCTGACCAGGAAATAAATTATGCTCCTAAGAATACTGTAGAAGAGGTAGTAACTAATGTTGGAATGCTTTTAAGAGTGTACAAAGAGGAACAGCCGCTCAACCGTGATTTTAGTTTTGATAATGACTTGATAGATAAAAATATAACAGTTGTGGAAAATAAGATAATGGCTCAGTTGCTTGAAACATTCAGAAAGTATGAGCCACGAGCTTTACTTAAAACTACACAGATAACAATGACAGATAAGTATAAGAATGAATTTGAAATTACGTTGGGAATCGAGGTGATAGAGATTGAGTGATTTTGAAGATTATGAAGTAATAGATAGCGATGCATGGGAAATAAAAAGGGATATGATAGACAAGTTTCAGGATCTGAGCGGAAGAACTTTGACTGAAGCAAGTCCAGAAACTCTGATATTTGGAACTGTGGCATATCAGTTAGCTTTACTGGAAGAGAAATATAATGATGACATTAAACAGAACTATCTGAGATATGCAAGAAATGAAAGGCTTGACCTGAAAGGAGAAATATATGGGAACAGAGGGAAAAGGCTGGTGGAGCAACCAGCAATAGCAACTTTCAGATTTTATATATCTTCGATACAGGCAACTGATATCGTTATCCCGAAAGGTTCAAGAATCAGATATAATGAACTTTATTTTGAAACAAACGAGGAATATAAAATATTGAAAGGAAATCTGTCAATAGATGGGAAAGCTACATGTAATAAAGTGGGAATCGCTGGAAATGGAATACCTGTCGGGCAAATTAAAGATATGGTGGACATTTATCCGAATTATTCAAAAGTGGAAAATATCACAGAGACTAATTCGGGAACAAATGAAGAAGCGGACGAAAGCTACAGGGAAAGAATAAGGGAAATTCCTGAAAGCTTTACAACTGCGGGTAGTTCGGGAGCCTATACATTTTGGGCAAAAACAGCAAGTACTAATATTATTGATGTTAAGGTTCATTCTCCTAGTGCTACTAATGTAGATGTATACATTTGGACAGATACCGGTACAGTGAGTCAGGAACTTAAGGAAAAAGTAAAAGCAGTACTAAATGATGAAAATGTGCGTCCTCTGACTGACAATGTAAATATCAAAGAGCCGAATAAAATCAGCTATAGTATAGATTTTGATTATTATATTGATAAGGATAATGAAACACTTGTAAATATTATAAAATCTAATGTTGATAAAACTATCCAGGAATTTATTAATTGGCAGAAAGAAAAGATAGGCAAGGATATTAATCCGGACGAACTGATTAAAAGATTAAAAATTGCCGGAGTAAAAAGAGTGGTACTAAGAAGCCCTGCATTCCAAAAATTAGATTTTAATCAGATTGGAATAAATAATGGTATAACAAGCAACTATCAAGGAGTTGAGGAGCTATGATAACTGTACAGGATTTGAAATTAACTTATATAGCTGCAAGCTCAACTCTGACTGATGAACGGACAAGATGGATTTACGAATCTATAGATTATGCAATATCGAATCAGAAGAAAAGGATCATGGATAAGTTTTTTCTGAATATTGATAAGCTTACAGAAACTGAGATTGATTATCTTCTGTGGGAATATCATGTTGACTATGTTGGAGAAAATGCCAGTCTTGAAAATAAAAGGGAACTTGTAAAAATAGCTGTAATTGCACATTTTAACAAGGGAACGCTTGG